TAACACTCCAACCATCTATTTTTGAGGCTACATCATAAGTGGTCTCAGCTCCATGTTCATTATATACAATTATAGTGGTATCAAAAAACTTATTATTACCAACCTTGATATAACCATTAGTTTTTGCAAAAGAAATGTATTTCAATGTTTCAGCACCATTGACTTCATATCTTATCGGATATACCAAACCATCTATTACAACAGAATCGCTCTCTATATTAGTGACATAGCATGTAATGCCATTATAAAGATTGTTTGTTGGGATACTTAATAGCTTTGATATGTTGTCAACCCTCATTATATTTCTAACTGTTTCCTTGTACAAAGCTATATTGTCTGTGGTTTCTCCACTTGCATCTACGCTACCGCTATAAACATATTTGCTGTAAACAATGTTGTCATCTACATCAAACTGGAAATTCCACTTATTATCAATTATCTTTGACATCCAACCGCCATTCATTTGGAAATACGGCTTGCCATCCAACTCTTCGCTATTATTAAAATTAGGGTATAAATACCTTCTAAGAACTGGTGTTCCATCTTCCCTAGTAAAACAATGTGCTGAATCGGAAGGAATAATAGAGGATATTGTACTTCCAGTACCAATATAAGCTCTATCACTTACATATTCATCTCTATATGAAACAGGTATCCCTTGATAATCTGTCGATTCAGAATTGTAAATAAATGTCTTAATTGAATTGTCCCAATTTATACGGTAATCTTGATGTACAGCGTCCCAAGTCTCTTCAATTCTATTTGCGAATGAAGCATATTCAGTTACTTTATAATCATAATCACCATTTTTAGACCATCTATGGCTCTTTAAACCAAACATGCCAAGAATCATTTCTATACCTTCAATAGTGCCTTTATGACGAAGGATATAAGGAGAATTTATCTTTAATCTCCTAAGAAACTCATTATTTACCTTTTGATATGACCATTCATTATCATTATAATATTTTCTTATAACGTTTTTTAAAACTCCCCTACCATCTAATGCATTCGCATCATATCTTAATACATCATTTATACCTTCAGGACTAGAATTATCTGTAGGGCACATATTAAAATAGCCATAATCATTGTTACTGTGTTGATAAGGTTTAACTGTTTGCATTGGGTTTTGTGAAAACTCTCTTCTAATATTAACCCCATTGCACACATTATCCAATTGTCCATCACAATTTTCGCCCCCCTCATTAGTATAATCAATGTAAGTGTTACCACTAGAATCAACCTCTTTTAGATTATATGGATAAATAAGTTTAACATTCCATCCATCATTCTCAATGGCATCAGTTAAGAAATAATCAGGTAAATTATTTCTCTCGTCATATGTAACTCTGTTAATACTCTTAATGTTATTGATATATGACAAAATTTCATCGAATTCTCTTGCGAATATTCTTAATGCCTTTTGAATTCTCTGTCCGCCAAATACATATTCTTCTTCATCTCCTTCTTGGTATTCACGTGAATATGTCCAGTCAAAATTCTTGATAGCTTCATGGGTCATAGAACGCCATAGGTTATCAGTGAAGTTTTCATCATAATATTCACCGATTTTAACCATTTGTTCAGTGTAAGCATTGAAACCATAAGTGGTTGCATCAATATTATAACCACCTTCGCTTTTAGGAAATGTAAATGGGACGAATTCACGATAATAGCCATAGTCATTCTCACGGATAACTGAGAACGTTGCTTTATAACCAGTATCTTTATTAATTAATAAACGTTCAAAATTGTCACATTCATTATAAAATTGATTAAGAAATTCTTGTTTTGGGCGAATATGAACTCTATTATTATTTGATAAGTACACCAAATTAAAGTCATCACCTAAATATCCATATATTGTGCAATCATCACCATTAAGCTTAATATCAAATATTTTGTCACCCTTGCAAGGAAATTTACCATCTACTCTATCACCTGTTACAGCACTAGTAATAATGCCATTTTCATAGTACGTCTCATATTTTACAGTTTTATTTATGCTAGAATTATATACTCCAGTATATGCAGTGACTTTCCAATCACTAATTAACTTATCTTCATTATCAAATTTAATAACATAGTTTTCCCATCCATTATTTGCAAAATATCTTAATGGTTCTCCATTATTAGGCATTACATTGTCATGTAAATTAATACCAAATGGATTAGAAACCTCGGATAATCCCCCATAATCTTCTCCCAATAGTTTACTTTCCCCATCAACGGTATAATATGCTAGATGGTCAGTAACATATAATTCTCCAGGAAAACGTCTAATTATGTCAGTTACAGAAGTACGAAATAATTCAGTCAACGAACCATAATATGCAAAGTCACGGAAATCATAGTAATCTTGCTTCAGTACAATTTTAGTATCATTATCATTATCTATTGCTGATGCAGTCTCTCCAATTGATTCAAGTGTCCATACATCTCCGCTTGTTTCATTTTCTTTCCATTTTTCTATATTATATTGGTTAGATGTATTAGTGTCAGTTCTTACGGTTATAATGAAATTATTACTTTTATATATTGGAGTTTGTCCAGGAGAAAATGAATCTACTCCACCAATAGTAGTGATGTCACGTTCAAAAACAGTCCCATCATTTACATTTTGGTGCATAGATTTCAAGATATAGTTACTATGTGATTTTATATAAGGCATAGTTGTTTTAAATTAATATTATTTATCAGTTATCGTTTGACTGAAGTCAATGTTATCACCTCTATCACGTCCAACTTCATATACTGGTTTTCCACTATACTCATCCTTTAGGCTATAAACCTCCTTCTGATGGTAAATCTCATTGTTGTCATTGAACGTTGTAATGAGTCCATTATCAAGGTCTCTAAGCTGGTTACCCTCTAACATTGTGCTGATTGTATCAGCATCATGAGTAACCATTTCTATATCTATTTGCATTGGTTCGAACAGTGTGTTTACAAGCAATATTCGTTGTGTTGGCTTACCAATATATGGTAATGAATTGCTCTTGAATGATGAAGCAGACGATGGTGAAAGCGTCAAGAAAGTTAAACTAGAGCTATCTTCATAACGGTATGTATATGATTTGTCATTTGATGAATTTGGAGCTTGTACAACTGGTTCGCATTTATTATTAGATGTAATAATCCTATGATAATTTTGTCTATCTCCGTTTTCATCTATATATATGATTCTATAGCCAACAAGCCCATTATTGGTTTTTGCTTTATCCTTGATTGTTTCGTCATCAATTTGTGCAGTATCTAATATTATACCCCTGACATTAGGAAATGCGGTAAGTACGCTTACATCAGCGATTACAGCTTTTATCTCCTTTGGTTTAATATAAACGGTATAAAACCCTTTTTTATTAAACTCGCTAAGTGGTAATTGAAGGTTATACATTCCTTCAACTTTACCATCAATTGTATCGCCATCATTTGTCTCAGATACTGTAAGTACCCCACTGTCTAGTTTCTTGAACTTGGCGTTATTCAATGAATCAAAGCTCCTACTCTCATGATAACAATAAGAAATATCCACTAATGAAGGTATTTCTTCGTTCTTGATGTAAACAGGTATATTAAGTCCGTAAGTTCCAACACTCATTATGATTTTGTTTATTTATCCATTATTTTAAAAAAACTATTTCCGTATTTTTCAAGCATTTCCAAACTTGTGATTTCTCCAAGCTTCAAATGTTTTTCAAATGCGGCATTTATTCCTCTTTCAATATAAATATCAGATTCTATGTTTTCCATTGTAGCTGACCCCAATAAATATTCTTGTCTAAACATTGGGTATACACTTATTCCGTTATAATCGCTTAAATCCTTAAACTTACTATAAGTAGAGGTTAAATCACCATCAATCAAATTTATTAACGTCTTAAATTTAGCCAATGAATCAGTATAAACAGTGTCATGGGTATCATCATTTATTTGTGTTTCCTCTTGTTCTAGCTTCCAAATGTATATTGGATAACTTATAGAATGAGCCGAAACTGAATTCTTCTTAGTTGGTATCTGTTTATTTGATTCTTTTTTCAGATAATATTCAGTAGCTGTCTTTACAAACTTAACTGTTTCGTTGTATTCAACACCGTATGAATAACCATCTGGTATTATATAATTAGTAGTATCACTTTCCCTTGCTAGTGTCGCTCCGATATAATACGTGATATCACAATATACTCCACTTGTATCAAATATTGTAGCTTCAGAAATCATTTTTCTTGTGGCACTTGATATTGCGTCTTTTGATGATGTCGTTGCAGTTACACATGTATCATTGACTTTTTCACCATTAACATCTTTGTAGTAGAAAACCATTTCTTTTATGATATTTCCAACAAAAAGGTTTTGATTAGCATCTTCAGTATATCTTTTAATATATGATGTGTTACCAACTTGATATAATGGTTCTAACTCAGTTCCTTGTGGTGGCTGATGGTTTAAGACTCTGTGTTCAGGTATTCCATCTATCTTG